CGCTGTCTCCCTTGGAAAACGAGCCTGCGTACAGGAACAAAACGAGAATGAATGACAAGTGGAACTCCTTGAATGTGTGTATCCCTGCCCAGCGAGGGCATAGGGACCGCCTAGAGAGGACTTAGTGGGTGAAGGAAGTGCGGATGTACGGCTGGTCGAACAGCTTGCGGAGCTCCTCGCTCAGCCATGCTTTAAAGCGGGTGAACATAGCCAGCCTCCGTGAGGAAGTGTTTGACATCGAACTGAGGGCACGTTGTGGTGGCGTTAGGGAGGTCCCTATGCCCCGCTACGATTGCCTGCGGGAACTGCGTGTGGAGGTACGTGAGGAGAGTCAGAAGGTTCTCCCGCTGGTCCTTCGTGAAGTTGTCTGCGGGGTTCCCTTCCTGGTCCATACCGCCAGCCAAGCAGATGCCGATGGATTGACTATCGAATCCCGGTGCGTGGGCGCCGATTTGGTCCAGTGAGCGGCCCGTTTCGATGTTCCCTTTGCGGTCTAGGATGAAGTGATAGCCGACCCACAGGCGTCCCTTGAGGCGGTGGAGGCGCTCGATGAAGGACTTGTTGACTTTCTGACGGGGTTTAGTGTTACTCGAATGGACTACGATGTAGACCACCGAGTCAGTGGTCAGCTTGGACATCAGGCGTAGTGGCGGTCCACGCCTGCCTCATCCAGCGCCACGTAGAGGCTACAGCTGACCGCCTCGCTTGCCTCCGTGTACGACTTGTCAACTTCATCGCGGATGAGGCAGTGCGAGACGTTGAGGAGGGTCTTCAGATGCTGCGCCTGCTCCAGCGTGAGGGTGAGCTTAACGTTGCCGTTCTGGGTGTGTTTGACTTTCATTTGGTTTCCTTTAGCCAAGCCTCGGGAATCCACTTGTCCGCATACTGGAACCCATACTTCAGGCACCAGTCAGCGTAAGTGGTCTTCGAGGTCTTGGAGATGGTGGACTTGGAGCGCGTGAAGACGAATCGAATATCGAGATTCGGCCACTGCTCCTTGATGAGGAGGTGCTTCTTTCTGTCTGCGGTCTCGAAGCGGCCCTTGGTCTCTATGTAAATACCGTTGGGTAGCTTGAAGTCTGGGGTGTACTTATGGGGTGTAGCAGGGGTCACATACGGAATCTTCTCTTCCTCGTATGCGGCAACCACTCCAGCCTGAAGGAGCTGTTCAGCAACAGCCTCCTCCAAACCAGAGCGATACGCAGCTTGAACGTGCCGCGCACCGTATCCAGCACGAGCCATTAGAACTCGTCAGGACCTGCGGGAGCAGCACCAGCGGAACCTTCCGCGCCTTCCTCAGCATCACCAGCCGGGAACTCATCAGCTTCATCGTAGCCATCTTCCTGCCCGAAGCCATACGAGGATGCCGACTTGGAGCCTTCCGACACCAGTTCGAGAATCTGGACAGCCTGGAGGCGCAACGAGATGCCTGCCTGACCCTGACCAGCGATGAAGTACGGGCTGACCTCATACGAGACCTTCCCTTCCGTACCGCCCCAGATGTTCGGGGGGTTCTTCAGGGCTACACCCTTGGCGTTGAAGATGCCCGGCTTGCGGGTCCAGCGCTCCTTCTTCTTGTTCTCGCCCGATGCCTTCATCTTGAACTTGAAGATGACATAGCCAGTCGGTTCCTCGGTTTCCTTGTCGTACTCCGTTTCGTACATATCGTTGAGCTGGAAGCCGTTCTTCAGCTTCTTGCGGTTCGCCACCGGGAGGGCATCGAACGCCTCTTGGCCATCCTTCTCGGCTTGCTCGTAGATGGGCGTGAGCTTGGCGATGAGCGGCTCAGCTTCCTCTTCGGTGAGCTTCAGGTTGACCTTGTAGACGCCATCCGGTTGCGGGAAGCTCTCGTTACCGTAGTCCGGCTTGGTCAGCGCGGGGTAGACGAACGAGCCACGCGGGGTGGTGCCCTTGATGAGCTTGGGTTTCTTATCGGTTGCCATTTAGATGCCTTGGTTGGTGAGGTTGAACATGCGGTGCTCTTGGTCCACGTTGATGCCCTCATTGAGCATCGTGTGGAGCAGCGGTTGGGGGAGTGCGCGGGCTGCTGCCCAGTGGGCTTCTGCTTGGCAGATGAGGTAGTCGTGGTAGGTCATGCTTGGTCTCCTTGGGGTTCTTGTTCGGCGGCTTCGAGTTCCAGTGCGAGGGCTGAGCGGTACTCATAGAGAGCATCGATTTGTTGGTCCACGCAGCGCAGTTCTTGCAAGATGCCGGTAATGAGCGGTTCGTTCACTTCAGTTCACCTTTAACGTAGTCACGGAGGGCCTTGGTCTCCCTCGTAAAGAACCCATCGGCATCCTTAGCCACCCTCGTGGCCTTGCTGATGAGTTCGCTGGGGTCCAACTTGAGCTCCTCGCAGATGACCGTAAAGAGCACCGCTACGCCAGCCACCTGTTTGTGTCGCGGGTAGCTTTGGATGGCCGATACGGCTGCGTATGCGGACTCCACGGCGTGGAAGGAGATGATTGAGTTGAGTTGGTCTTTGTTCATCGTGAGAGGACTTGTTGAGCGGGGCTCCCCAGAGCTTCGAAGAGGTCATTCGCGCTGTACCGGTCGCACCCGGTCTCTTCGTGGAGCGTGTTGCAGAGCGCTTGGCTTTCTGAGTAGAGGGTGCGGAGCATCTCAGCTTCTTCCTTGGTCTCCACAGTGACGCTGAAGGTGAACGGCTGGAATCCTGGGTTGGTTACGAAAAGGGTCTTCATGCCTGCACCAGTCCTTGTGTGCGCAGCTCGAAGTCAGCCTTCATAGCCACGAAGGTCACGAAGCCATGCTTGCGGGCAAAGCGGTTCAACTTGCGGGTGTGCTTAGCGCCAGCACGCTTGCCGCCTACGGTGTTCAAGGTGCGGACTACTGCAGCGGGTTGGAATGCGAGTGTCATGGGGTGGTCCTTGGGGGGAAATTTGGGACAGCGGTTTGTTCTGCGAGAGTGAGGGTTAAGCCCCCACCAAAGAAAAACCCCCGACCGAGGCCGAGGGCGATTTGATCCTGCGAGAGTGAGGGTTAAGCCCCTGCGCATCAGAAACACATACGCAAGTGGAACGCCTTAGGCAAAGAAATACTCCGATTGGAGGACCAAATTCAAATCCAGGTTGCCCATCGGGGGCAGTTCGGGAATCTCATTAGCCAGCGCTTCGGGCAACTGGGCAACCAACTGAGCCTTGAAGTCAGCCAGCACATCACCGCTGTACTGGTCCACGAAGGCTTCCCGCAAACAATCCCGCAGTGCCTCAGCGGAACCCGCATGGCTACCATAGCTATCGTGGATCATTGCGAAGTCCGAGATGCCTGCATCAATACAGTAGGCCACCGTGCGCATCATGTGGGCCGCATCGAGGGAGTGGATGAAGTTCGGGGAAATGCCCGCAGACTGCTTACGGCCATCCAGCTTGTCGCCATCACTCTTGAGCATGAGCTGCACACGAACACCAGCCACCACCATGTCAAGGCGCTTGCCCACCTGTTCGCGGTAGCTCTGGAGCACCAGCAGGCCACTCGGGGTATTCCAGTGGACCGGAAGGCCGTTCGATGCTGCCACCCGAGCGGCTTCCTTCAGCCAGTCCATCGCCAAGTGAGCGGCCACCACTACCTTGCCGATTGCCTGATAGTTCGTGTTGGCGAGGTACTGGCAGTCCTTCAGGTCCGCAGTGACTTCCGCACCATCGGCCTTCATCTTCTGGAAGACGCTTTCGATTTGACCGCACATGCCCCGCTTGGTGGCACCGTAGGGAGTCGTCATGGTGTTGGGCTTGGAGAGCTTGCGGGTCATCTTACCGGCCCACTTCTGGCCCAGTTCGATGCCTTCGTCAGCGTCAGCCTGCATCAGCACGTTGGCGGCCTTCGCCACTTCGCTGTAGATGTCGCTCGGCTTATCGCTGGGGACCAAGCCAACCGCAGCGCCCCCCACTTCATCCCGAAGGAGGGCCGAGAAGTTCTGCAGGCCATTACAGGCGCCATCCCACGAGCACGGGAGGTGGCTGATGAAGTCCTCTTGATCCTTACCGAGGTCCGTGTGCATCGTCAGGGCCAGCCACTCGTAGCAGAAGGCCAGGAACATGTACGGGCTGTCAGCATCGGCCCACCAGCGGGAACCATCCAGCGGGTTGATGGCGGCCTCCAGGATTTGGTCCTGATGGTCGATGACCCACTGCACCCGCTCATCGAAGGTGACCTTGTCGATGCCGAAGGTGTTGGCACCGTGGATGGCCAACCAGCGAGCACCATTGTCCCCCAGTGCTTTCCCTTCCGAGAACTGCAGGAGCGCCTTGTCGCTATCGGCACCCTGCGGGTTCAGGAAGGTAGCCACCGGGTACGCACGGCCACGCCAGTCCAGATTGTGAACGTAGTAGAAGGCTTCGATGTTTTCGAACTTCTCGGCCATCCACAGCTTGCTGGACATCGAGGCCCGCTTGGATGCTGCGCGGATGTTGCCCTCATACACCTGTGCTGCCTGCTTCTTCCACGCCTTGAGCTCCTCCGGGTCAGGCGTATCGAGGTCAAAGGTCTTCGTAGGGAGGGGCATCGGGTCCCGGTGGGGCAGCTTACCGAGGCGGCCACCGTTGTCCCAGACTTCCTTCATCACATGCAGGATGGCCGTGTTGATGGCCCACGGGGTGTCTTGGAGGGCATTGACGGCCTTGTAGACCATCGGCATGGAGACCTGCTTCAGGTCCTCCAGGTAGTTTCGGTTGCCAGTCTTGATGAGCGGGAAGCGCATCGGCTTGGTCAGGTAGCCACCACCGAACGGGCTGGTCCAGGGGCGCGGCTTGACCACCATAGGCATAGCCATAGGAGACATAAGGGCACACCGAGCGTGGCCGTTGGCGAGCCACTTGGCGGTTTCTTCAGTGGGAACCACGATGTGCGGGGTGTCATTGGCGCCACGGACGAAGGTCTGGACCTCCACAAGGCCCGTAGCTTCCTGAAACATCGAGATGAGGGCCATGCCCAAGCGCACCTTCTCTGACTTGCCCCACTTAATCGGCGTGATCTTCGCGTACTTCTGCTGAACGCGCAGGACGATGTGACGGTGGCGTTCGTCCCGTGAGTTCTCAATCTTCTTGAGGAGCTGGCGGTACAGAGCAGGCTCAGCCTTCTTGAGGTCATCGAAGTTGAGGCAGTCTTCGAGTCGATTGGCAATGTCACCAGCAACAGCACCGACCATAGACATGCTGGAGATGTGATTCATGACAACCTTGGCGGTAACAAATGCCACCAACTTGCGGTCGGGGAATTGATCCAAGAATCGCACCACGCCTACCGAACGGTTTGCCTTCCCAGACAGCCCTTCCTCGATGAATTTGTCAATGACAAGCGCAGTCGGCTCTACCGCAGCCTTAATCATCTGAAGCCCAGGCGGCATCGTATCTTCCCCCTGCTTCAGCGCTTCGTTATATCGCTTCATTCCGAGCCCGATGCTCTCTTCTTCAAGTTCAATCTGGAGAGCGTTCAGGTCGAGGGTGGAAGTGTTTGCGGTCATGATGGTATTCCCTAGTGGATGTCGGCAGCCAATAAAAACGCCTCCTGCGTCGAACGCGGGAAGCATTGAAAGTTACTTTCCTACTACGGTAAGACTATACCGCAAGTGATGCGCGAGTGGAACACTTTTACTCAAATATGTGTCCAATTCTCGCGCCACTGAACTGCCTCAACGGTACGGACTGTGACCCCATATTCAGTAGCGATGACATCCCGGGCGCGTGCGTCCATCCGGATAGCCAGAACCTTCTCCTCGTTCAAGCGTGCGCGTGGATGTGCTGAGCCTTTCGGGTGCCGTTGACGGCCCTTCGCAATCTTGTCGGCTACGTTATCCGCATTGGTCCCGATGAAGAGATGCTCCGGATTGACACAGCCGGGGTTGTCGCACTTATGCAGCACATGCCCTCCCTCAGGGATTGTCCCGTTGAAGACCCTATAGGAGAGCCGATGTGCCCCTTCGGATTTTCCTTGCACCTTTACGCGCCCATAGCCCTTCTGATTCTTACTCTTGGTCCAATTCCAGCACCCATTCTCTGGGTCAATCTCAACTCGTTCTTCGATGTAATTTTTCATGGTTGTGTATGTGTGTCTGCACCTTATGGTCACACCTGAGACATCAATCGATTATCTATAGGGTGAATCTATCCATATTGCAAATAGATGAAGGAAATCTATAGGTCATTGATTCTGTGGTCTTCCCACAATACGGAACTTAGCCTAGCAGTACCAGTACTAGGATAACTGCCAACAGGATGTCAGCGTTCGTCCTGCGAGAGTGAGGGTTAAGGCCGTATGGGAATCAGAGGGAACAACAGGAGGGAGACTTTTGGAAAGAGCTTTGGTCACAAACGTGGTCACGCGTATGCGTAAGTGGATGTGCCAGATGGGGAAACTATCGTGTAACTGCCTGATTTACAACGGATTTCAGTCGATGCCCACATGCTCCTATGGCCGTTGCCCGAGGACGACCCATCCTGCTCGGACAGGTCACCAGACGGAACATTATTGTTTAAATTCAGAGACTTAGGCTGCTTCGCTAGAGACACCAGGAGTGCCCTTTTGGTCACTTTCGGGCACACTTTGGTCACAGTTTTGGTCACACGCTGGAGCCCCAGTAGCGGCCAGAATATCAGCAACTTGGCGCAGCCCCGAGGCACTCACATGGATGTACTTCTGGGTGGTCTTGAGGGACTTGTGGCCTAACATCTGCTGAATCAACGGGGCCGATACGTTGGCATCCGCGAGCCGTGAGCCTACCGTATGGCGCAGCGTGTGCATCACGAACTCTGCATCCTCAGCGAACCCCATCTCCTCCCTGACCCACCTCCATGCCCTCGTTGTGGAGGTCTCTGAGAGCATCCCAAAGGGCTTCGAGAGGTGAGCTCGGGCTGTCAATACGTCCAACACTCGGGGCGTCATGGGGACACCACGGGGCTGCTTGTTCTTGGTCACCCACAGGACAATCTGCTTCTCGGGGAGGCTGAAGTTGGCCCGTGTGAGACTCAGGCACTCGTTCAGTCTCATGCCGGTATCGGCCAGTACCTTGATGAGGTCCGCTACGTCAGCGTAGAGGTCCTTGGGGGCCTTCTGGAGCCTCTCGATAGCCTCAGCCACCTCCTCGTTGGTGAAGCGGCGCTGGCGGCCCTCTGCTACCTTGGCTCGGACAATCCTCGGCTTCACCAATTTGTCATACCCCCAGTTGTCCAGGGCTTCGTTGAACAAGACTGAGAGTTGGGACACACGCTGGTTGATGGTGGACCCCGCCTTTCCTTCCTTGGTCATCTGCTCGATGAAGCCGTTGATGGCCTCACGGTCGATGCTGGACAGCTTACGGTCAGCCGTGAAGTAATCCTCGATGGCCCTCCGGTTCTTATCGATGGTCCGCACGTCTGGACTATCCCGCCAGGGTTTGTATTCCCGCTTGGCCTTCTTGTAGGCTTCCCCGAGGGTGGGCCCATAGTCAGCGATGGACTTCTTGGAGGCAACCTCAGTGACCCCAGCGAGGAGCTCAGCTTCCTTGCGCTTGGCTTCCTTCTTGTCTGTGGTGCCCAGGGACTTGCGCACACGCTTCCCATCGACGTAACCATCGAACCACCATACATCGCCCCGTAGCTTCATAACCTTCCCCATTGGGTAAACGAAAAAGAGCCACCCGAAGGTGGCCCAGTGCTGCTCTCTCTCAGGCTCTTACTGCTGGCCTTGTTCTGACGAATCTACCCAGCTTCTCGTCAATGTGCTCCAGGATGGCCTTCCCCTCATCGGTCAGACTCACAATCTTCCTGCTGTAATTCGTTGGGTCCTCTGCGGTGGTCACTAGGCCCAACCCGTGGCCCATCGCTTGGTTCCCTCTGCCCAGTGCTGCAACACTCCGGGACATCACAGCTTGGCCCAGACCTGTGGCCTCTTGGTACTCCCTGAGGGACCTGTCCGGGTTCGCTGCAATCTCCGCAAACACCACTACCATATTCGGCGGTACGTCCTGCTTCTCCATCTTCTCAGCACAGAGTTGACGGAAGATTTGTAGGACTTCTGCGGCTACGTGTAATGCTGTGGTGCTGCTCATCACTCATCCTCTAGATATTATTTTAGGTGCTGCGGCTGATGACCAAGAGCCACCTCCGCAGAATCAGCAGTTCAAGACTCCCGACATCGCGTATCGATTCCAGCAGCGCAATCTTCCGACCGTTGCGGTCTATGTAGTCGCGGCAAACGTGGACATCGAAACCAGCAAGTGACAGCAGCATACAACAGTTCCTCGTGAGGAGAATACTACCTAGTGAATGTGTTTTTCGTATTTGTTAAAACTTGTAACGGGCCTTGCAGCAACCTTGGAACGCATCATAGGACCCAATTGGTCACACCTTACGATGAGTTATTCCTATGTAATCTCCTATATACATAGTATTGACAAAAGTACCGTTACCGTTTGCGGGGTCCACGGGATATAGACGCCCCATTGATGCTCGCAACATGCTTAATTACAGGATTGTTACCGTGCTATTGCACTGACTACTTCAAAAACCTGAAGGAAATCCCCAGACACCTTGGGCCTTCCTTGAGGGTTCTGTAGGGGTTTGTACTAAC